CCCGCCGTCGAGGCCGTCGCCGACAAGTTCACCGAGGAGGGAATCATCGGTGTCCTCCGACTGTTTAGAGACTGGATCCGCGAAAACTTTCCGAGTCTCGCGTCCAGCCTGTACGACTGGATCACCGCCGCGGTCCCGCTAGCCGTCACACAACTCGGAAAATGGATCGCCGGCATCGCGACATGGATCCGCGAGAACTACCAAACCATGGTCGATGCGTTCCTAGAGTTCGCCGGCGCTACCTGGTCATGGATCACCGATGATGTCATTCCCGAACTCGGAAAATGGATCAAAGGGATCGCCGACTGGATCATCGAGAACAAGGAGGAAATGGCGAACGCATTCGCGGCGTTCACCTCCGCCACTTGGGACTGGCTCACCGCCGACGTCATCCCAGAAATCTCGAAATGGATCGAGGCGATCGCCGAATGGATCAAAACAGACGGACGACCCGCAATGTCCGAGGCGTTCATGGGTCTCCGCGGCGCTCTCGTCGACTGGATTCTCGGCGCCGAGGCCGACGAAGAAACACAGGAGGCCGTCGGCGGATTCGTCGGCGCTCTCGGGAAACTTATAAAAGAAAGCATTCTTACCTCTGTCGAGTTTAATAATCAGATCTACAACGGCCTACTCGACACATTCGTCGCCGCCGGCGCCCGAGTCGCCAAGGAACTCGGACTCGACGAAGACCTCGCCGACGCATTCGCTAAAAACTGGCGCACAATCCTCTCCGACTCGCTCTCGACCGCCTGGGACAACCTCGTCAAAGCGTGGACATGGTCCACCGACAGCCTCGAAGAAATGTTCGACAGAGCGAAAGAAATCGGGACATACATTGGCGACGGCATCGCCCAAGGCATCCGCGACGCCGCCGGAGCAGTATCCGGCGCCATCGTCGACGCGATACCAGGAGGATCCGCACTCGGCGGCCTCTGGGGATTTCTCACCGGCGCCGCGGATTTCATCGGCATCGGCGGCGGATCAAACGACAGCGGCGCCCAACCATCCGGCTCGTCCTACACCGGCTCACCGTTCTTCATTCCCGCCATGGCCAAAGGCGGCATAGTTAGGAAACCGACGCTAGCGATGATCGGCGAGGCAGGACCCGAGGCCGTAGTCCCACTCAACCGCGGCGGCATGGGCGGCGTCACCATCAACATCAACGGCGCCATAGACCCCGTCACGACCGCCCAGCAGATCCGCGAAATCCTCAACCGCGACGCCTCTAGGTTCGGTCGCGTCACCGTCGTATGAGTTACACCTGGACGATCGTCTACGGATCCACCGACGGCTCGATCGCCGCCGGCACAACGATCACCGACTGGACGATCGACGGTATCACCATCCAACACGGCCGCCGAAACATCGACGAGGTCGCCCGACCATCCGCCGGCCAGTTCGACCTCGTCTGGAACTACACCGGAGCGCCCGCACTCTCGACGTTCTTTATCGGTCTCCGATGGCAGGTCTGGGTCGTTATTGACGGCCACCCAACCGAGCCACAATGCCTATTTGACGGCGCGATAACCGACGTCGTCGCCGGCCGCGATACCGTCTCGATCACCGCCGTGAATCGTGCTCTAGCGGAGGTCGGCCGCCAAACGATCGCGAACCCCTCCGCGATCACCGCGACCTCCTCGTCAGCTTTTACGACGCTCTACAACCTCGGCGACCAAGAGGACCGGCTCGGCGCCGTGTCCGGTTCGACCGCGGTCCGTGTTCCCGCGTTCGACTCCGAGAACCTCCTCGGCGTCCTATCCGAGGTCGCCGCCTCTGAAATCGGCGGATATGTCACCCAGTCGATGCCATGGGGACCGACCGTCGTCGGCAACACCTACGGACCCACCGTCATCACCTCAAACGTCACCAGTCGGAGCCAAACATCCGCCGACATCACATTCACCGGCACCGAAATCGTCGACGCCTGGAGCATCTCACGCCGCGTCGAGGACCTCATCAACCGCGTCACCGTGTTCGGCACCGAAGACGGCACCGATTTCCCCGACGGCTACTGGACCGAGAACTACCAGGACGGAATCGACGAGTACGGTCTCGCCGAACGACAGATAGTCACCCGCATCCGCTACGAGAACGACGCCGAGGCGATCGCCGAGGACAAACTCCAGCGGTACTACGTCAATGGATGGGTCCTAGAAACACTCACAGTCCTATTCGACACGATGACCGCGTCCCGACTGTGGGACGTCATCACCGAACTCGGACCGGACCAACTCATCTCGATCCCCGCCCTATTCGACGGCGCGCCACGCCAGTTCTACATCGAGGGAATCACATTCCAGATCCGACGCAACCAATGGGACGCCGCCCTGTGGATTTCTACCGCTGGATTCTCCCGCGGCGCCCAGAAATGGGAACAGGTCACTCCGTCGCTCACATGGGCCGACGTAGACTCGACCGTGACATGGGCGGATCTCCGCCTAATCGAACTCTAAGGACACCATATGGCCGGAACCACACCAAATAACTCGTGGCCCTATCCAGAGTCATCTGATTTCGTCGCCGACGGCGCCACCGCGATCGAGAACCTCGCCGACGCGATCGACGCCTCTCTGCCCGAATCCAACCTCAAGGTCGACACGGTAAACAACCGAGTCGGTATCAACGACATCACGCCCTCTTACTCGTTAGATGTCACCGGCGACATCAACGCCACCGGTGACATACGGATCGGCGGCGCTCCAATAGTCGCGGGACTGCTGGACACCTCAATAGCCAACGACGTTACCGTTACGACCTCTACTACCGATGTAACGAGCGTCACGTTCACACTGCCATCGACCCGTTATGTGATGATTGCCATCAACATCAGCCAGATTGACACTGTGACCGCCGATACTGGATGCTATTTCCTGGTGCAAGACACGAACGCCGCCGGTAGCCCGAGCAGCACATATCACCGATCGGTAGCAATGTGTCTCAATGGTCTAGCGACCTCCGCGTGCAGTTTCGGCATCCGAACCCTGTCGGCGGGCACTTACACCATGTATCTAGTCGCCAACACAACAACCGGGAGTGTGAAACTCAACGAAATCGGTAGCCAAAACGCCCGAAACTGTCTAGCCGTCGTCGATATGGGGTCCTGACATGATCGTAAACTGTGGAACTGACATCGAAGAACAATCCGTCAACATGAGAAACGCTCGGAACTTGTTTCTCAAAGCTTGCGACTGGACACAACTCCCCGACGCACCACTCACCGACGAACAGCGTGCCGCCTGGGCGACATACCGGCAAGAACTCCGCGACGCGCCATCCACGTGGATACCTGGACCCGAATGGAACGCACCCGACCCGCCGACATGACATACCGTCAGACCGACTACCTCCACGACATGATCGTCCTCATCATCATCCTCGCCGCCATCACCGTCGGCGCCATCATCTCAATCACGGAGAACTAACACCATGAACCTCACCAACCCACCCAAGGCCCTCATAGCCATGGTCGCCATGATCGTCATCGCCGTCCTCATGGTCGCCGACAGCATCGCGAACGAGGCCGGAACCGGAATGCTCGGAACCATCGTCGGCTACGCCGTCGGCAACGGGATCGCCGCCAAGAGCGGAAAGAACGTCGAGCCGATCATCGGCAAGAAAGCCGAATAATGGGACGCCCATACACCGGCACCACCGAGGGCATCAACGCCGGCCGACGCCCAGGCCTAGAGGCACTCGTCCGCGGCATCGAGGAACGCACCGGCGGCCGCGTCTGGGTGAACGGCACCTACCAGGTACGCGCCAAGAGGTCCGTAGGCGGCCGCAACAAAGGTCTCAGCGTTCACGCCACCGGACGCGCCGCCGACCTCTCACGACGCAACCACGGCGGCCACCGAGGATCATCCCGCTCCTACCTAGAGGGCATCATCGACACGCTCGTCAAACACGCCGACGAAATCGGTCTCGAAATGCTCCTCGACTACCAGCCGGCACCACACGGCCGCGGATGGAAATGCGACCGCGACGCATGGGAGAACTACACCCGCCCGACAATCGGCTCCGGCGGGCAGGCATGGGCCGACTGGATCCACATCGAACTCGATCCCGAACACGCCGACTCGACCGACTGGGTCGACGCATTCCTCGCGAACATCGGCACACCACCCGCCGACGAACCGGCCGACGACACGCCGGCCTACCCTGGGCAATCGGTGCGCCGTGGCTCCCGCGCCGCGGCCCGCGTCAAACTTGTCCAGGCGAAACTCGGCGACCTGGGCTACGACGTCGGACCGGTCGATGGCAAGTTCGGACCGATGACCGAGGCCGCCGTCAAGGCCTACCAGGCGGATCACACTGACGTCGTCGGACCCGTCGACGGCATCGTCGGGCCGCGCACCTGGGGCGCGCTGTTCGGATAATCCGCCGATAGGTCACACCGGCCTCCTATGATGGGTCACGTGGTGCGGATAATCCGCATCACGCTCCGACACACATAGGAGGACCGGATGGTCTATCTAGCAACACTCCCACGCCGCCGACGTAACGGATACCGGATGGCGATCCGATGGCCCGATGTCTCATGGGAACTCCACGGGGACGACGTTCGACGGATTTACCGTCAACTACGCGCCGCCGGCCTCGACCCTATGACTGCCCGATGGATCGTGTTCGACCTCACCCGCATCGGCACCTCTGGCGAACGGACCGGATACTGATGATCCGCGCCACCGTCGCTCTCATCGTCACCGTCGGAGGTTTCATCGTTTGGAACCTCGGACCGGTCGAACCTCCCGAAACTACTCCCGCCTACGTCACCGCGCCAGCACCGACACCGGCACCGACAACGTCGACAACTACCACAACGACAGAACCGGCGCCGACTGTGACGACCGCGACCGTCATCCGTGTCACAACCACGGCGTCGACGCTCCCACCGGTCGACACGACCGGCGCTCGATGCTTGGAATGGTGGTCGATGGCGATGGCCGTCGGATGGCCGACCGATCGGCTCCAGGTACTCGACGACATCATCTGGGACGAGTCCCGATGTTTAGCGGACGCGAACCGCGGCCCGTGGATCGACATTGGTCTCCTCCAAATCAACCGCGCCACCTGGACACCGCTCCTCGACCGGCTCGGCTACGAACTCGACGACCTACTCGACCCAGGCGTCAACCTGTACGTCGGCTTACTCATAGCCGGCGAGGCGACCGCGATCGGATGGCGATGGTGCCAACCGTGGGACACCTCGGGGAGGCGGACATGTTCGTAGAGATCACCGACATCCATCGGAGCGTCGCCCAGGACGCCGCCGACCGAGCCTCCGAAACCATCGACCGGTATGGGCTATGCGACTCGGCCGGCTACAGGCGACCCGACCGTCTCCCGTCATGGGATGGGCACTATTTAGGCGCACTCGCCGAGATCATCGTCTCGGACGTTACCGGTCTACCGTGGGGCCAGTACGACTACGGCCGAGTCGACGTCGGCGACGACATTGAGGTCCGCCGAGTCCAACGCCCAGACACCGGCCCGATCATCCGACCCAAGGACTACGCCGACGACCGGATCCGTTACCACGTGGCCGTCTACCTACCCACCGACGCCGGACACGCATTCGTCCTGGGATGGTGCCACACCGCCCAAGGATGGGAACACGGCCACCAATGCGCCACCGTCAACGCCGGCCGATGTTGCTACCGGTTCACCGATTCCAACTCCGTCCGCATCAACCCACGCCACCTCCGGCACATCTCAACTCTGAAAGGCTCCGACCAATGACACGCAAAGACCTCCGCGTCGAGGTACTAGAGGACCTCCTCCAGCAACTCCTCGACATCATCGACACCGCGCTCCGATCCCCGAACAGCCTCGACATACTCGACGCGACACTCATCGGATCGCTCGGCGCGATCGACACCGCCGTCCGCCGCCTGGACGACATCCGCAACGCCCAACAGTCCGAGGCCGTCATCCTCGACCTCATCCGACCCACCACGGAGGCCCAGTCGTGAACCTCGACAACTACGTCCCAGTACACTCACGCCTCCTACAAGCTTTAGACGCCCACCCCCACCTCCGCGTCGTCGAGGAGGGCCACACCATCGTCGAAATCGGCGACCGGCACTACGTCGAGGCCACCGTCCTCGTCTACCGCGACCCAGACGACCCGAAACCGGCCCGCGGTACCGTCTGGGAACCGATCCCAGGACGAACACCGTTTACACGCGACTCGGAACTCATGGTCGCGTACACCTCCGCGCTCGGACGCGCCCTCGGCTACATGGGGCACGGCATTAGCCACGGCATGGCATCGAGCGACGAGATCGCGAACCGGACCACCGGTCGACAGGCCGCCGAGGAGGCACGCGACGCCGAACGAGCCACCAGCGCACCACCGCCGCCGGCCGACGAACCGAAACGCCGTCGGAAAGAACCGACCGAGAAGATGGTCGGATTCCTCCAGAAACTCAACACCGAACGAGGCAACGTCTTAGACGCCGACTACCTGGCCGAATGTGCGACAGACTTTGACCTGTGCCGTTCCGCGATCGACCGCCTACAAGAGATCCCGCGAGACTGATCCTGATGGCATACAAACAGAAACCGATCGAGAGCCTCTCAGAGGCCTCATGGCAGGCCTGGATCGTCGACCTCGGCAAATGGCTTGGATGGCGAGTATTCCACCCGCGACCCGCCCAAATAGCCGGCCGCTGGGCGACCCACTACACCGGCGACGCCGGCTACCCAGACCTCACCATGGTCCACGACCGACGCGGATTCATCATGGTCGAATGCAAGAGCGCCCGCGGCCGCCTCACCGCCGGCCAGTTGCAATGGCACGCCGCGCTAAAGAACGCCGGCATCGAGGTCTACGTCTGGCGACCCGCCGACTACCGCGAGGTTGAGGAACGCCTCAAGAGGATCGCACGATGATCCGCCGCGGCCCACGACCCGACCGCTACGTCATCATCGGCAACGAAATCGCCCGAGACGACCGGCTCTCATTCCGCGCCAGAGGCCTCCTCACCTACCTCCTATCGATGCCGGAGGGATGGCGCACGAACTCCAACCAACTCGCCGCACAAACCCCCAGAGAGGGCCGAGACGCGATCCGCACCGCGCTCCGCGAACTAGAAACCGCCGGCTACCTCACTCGATGCCGACTCCAGGACGCCGCCGGCCGATGGCACACCGAGACAATCGTCACCGACAGGCCTGGGGATAACCATGTGGACAACGCCGGCCAGTTATCCACAGCCGAGGACGGATTAGCCGGCGCCGGTTCATCCGGCCCTAATAGAAGAACCTAATAAGAAGAACCTAGAGATCTAGTGGTACAGATAGTTACGTAGGAGACGCATGGCCGGCTACCGAGACAAGACCTACCTAGCGAACCGGAAGAGGCTCCTAGCAGACGAACCGGTGTGCTACTACTGCCGCCGCCGAAAGGCGAACACGGCCGACCATGTCATCGAACTCGACCGATGGAACGCCGAGGGAATGCCAGGAGACCCGCACGGCCTAGAGAACCTCGTGCCGGCCTGTTACTCATGCAACAGCAGTCGAGGCGCCACATACGGCAACGCCAAGAGGTCCGCGGCCAGAAAGGCACGACAGGCAGGCGTCCAGGCCTCCGAGAGGGCGCGGAGGGACGCCGACCGTGCACCGGTTTTTAGTGCGCCGGCCGATGACCCCGGGCCCCCCATCATCCCTCTCTCTGGAAGAGGAGGAGGGACGGCGGTCGATGACGACCGATCGCGTTCGATGCCGCCGGATCCGGCCGAGATCGCGCCGAGGCTCCGCTCGCCGAGTTGGGGGGCAAGGAGTCACGGACTCCAGGTGGCCGCCTGGGCCGAAACTCATCTCGGTCGGACTCTGTATCCATGGCAGGTCGACGTCGTTACCGGTCTCCTCGAACATCATCC